GTTGATGCAATTAGAATGGTTTGGGGTGGATCAAATGTTGTTTTTCAAACATTAAATGGAGAAATGGAATATGATTATTCTTCTTTTGGTGGATTAAAAAATAATAAAGCTAGTAGTTATACAGGTGATGTAAATCTTACTTTACCAGCTTGCTCCGCAGGAGACACCGGAACAGTTGTTTGCGAGTGGATTAAAGTTTACGAAGTATAGGAGGCTAAATGGCTAACACTACCTCGGGAACAGCAACGTTCGATAAAACTTTTTCTATTGATGAAATTATAGAAGAGTCTTTTGAACGTATTGGCTTACAAGCTGTTTCAGGAAATCAATTAAGATCGGCAAGAAGATCTCTTAATATTTTATTTCAAGAATGGGGTAATAGAGGTATTCACTATTGGGAAATAGGAGAACTTGATTTAGATTTAATTCAAGGACAAGCTGAATATAAATTTTTTAGATCAACTGCCGATGGTACAAGTGCTACTTCAAATCCTAATGGAATTTATGGAATGTCCGATGTCCTTGAAGCACAATTAAGAAATAATAGAACTGCAACAAATCAATCTGATAGTCCAATGACTAAAGTTGATAGATCAACTTATGCAGGGTTTTCAAATAAACTTTCACAAGGAACACCTAATCAATATTGGGTACAAAGATTTATTGATCATGTTAGTATTAGCATTTATCCTACACCGGACTCTACTAATGCATCTAAAGATATGCATTTCTATTACATAAAAAGAATTCAAGATGTTGGAGATTATACAAACGCAACAGATATTCCATTTAGATTTGTTCCTTGCATGACATCAGGTTTATCTTTTTATCTTGCACAAAAATATCAACCACAATTAGTTCAACAAATGAAATTATATTATGAGGATGAATTAGCTAGAGCATTAGCTGAAGATGGTTCAGCTTCAAGTACATTTATTACACCAAAAGCTTATTACCCAGGAACTTAATGTCTAAGTACGCAGTAGGAAAACATTCAAAAGCAATATCTGATAGATCAGGTATGGAATTTCCATATAGAGAAATGGTTAGAGAATGGAACGGTTCTTTTGTACATTATACAGAGTTTGAACCTAAGCAACCACAACTTGAACCAAAACCAACTGGCGGTGATGGTGTTGCATTATTAAATGTTAGACCAGATAGAACAGAGCCTTCTACAACTGTTAGAATAGTAGATAATGGTTTTGAAACTTATGCTGCAGGGTCAAGAATTATAAATGTATTTTCACCTGGACATGGTTTAACAGATTCAACAACATATAGATTTAGAGGACCCCCAACTACTTCCGCAGGAAGTTCTTTTACTTATGCTAACCCAGAAAGTTTTGATGGTATATCTGGATCTAATATTGCAAAAAGTGCAGGATACACAATAAGAACAGGAAAATACAAATCAGATTCAGATGGATCTGGTAATCCTGGAAGAGATGCAAGAAGTGCTTATCTAACTGATAATTTTTTCTTTTTTACAGTTGACACAAATACTGCTACAAGTGGTAGTATAAAAGGAGGAGGCTACGGTTGTTCAGTTGGACCCGTAACCATAGAAGCATAATGAATAAAATTTGGAATTGGATAAAAAGTTTATTTGCACCTAAAGAACAAATGGATTCTCATGAAGTGATGCTACATCCTAGAGGTTATTGTAGTGAACACAATAAATATAAACATCGTTGTCCAAAATGTAAAGAATTAGCGAGGATTGCATAATGGCTGGATTTACATACGCAACACTAACTACAGCAATTCAAAGTTATACTGAAACAGATACAAATGTTTTAACAGCTACTATTACGAATCAGTTTATTGAAAACTCAGAACTTAGAATTTTAAGAGATATTCCACTTGATGCATATAAAAAACAATCAATTGGTAATTTAGTTACAGGACAAAATACAATTAACGTTCCTGCTCAAACTTTATTTGTAAAAGGTGTACAAATTTATGATTCAACATCAGCTTCTACAGGTGCTAATACTTGGTTGGAGAAAAAAGATGAAACATATCTACAAGAATTTGAACCTTCTACAGAGTCTGATGCTAGAGCAAAACCAAAATACTATGCTATGTTTGGTGGTGCTACAGGTGTAACAGATACTACTTCAGGAAGATTATTTTTATCTCCTGCGCCAAACAACACTTATGTATTTAAGATACATTATGAGGCTATTCCAACAGGCCTTTCAAGCTCAAATACTACAACTTATGTAAGTCAATATTTTGGAAATGGATTATTATATGCCTGTTTAGTAGAGGCATTTTCTTATTTAAAAGGTCCGATAGACATGTTGACATTATATGAAAATAAATATAAACAAGAGGTACAGAAGTTTGCTGCAGAGCAACTTGGTAGACGTAAAAGAGATGATTATACTGATGGTACTGTTCGTATAAAAATCCCTTCTCCGTCACCTTAATAGGAGAAAAAAATTATGGCAATAACATCAGCAATATGTTCAAGTTTTAAATCAGAACTTTTATCTGGAAAACACGATTTCGATGCTTCAGGTGGAGATACTTTTAAAATAGCATTATTCACAAGTTCAGCATCTTTAGGTGCAGCAACAACTGACTATTCAACTTCAAACGAAATTTCAAACACATCAGGATCTGCATACACTGCAGGTGGCAAAGCGTTAACAAACACTGGAGTTGGTTTAACAGGAACAACAGCATTCACAGATTTTTCTGATGTTTCATTTACATCAGCTTCATTCACTGCAAATGGTGCAATGATTTATAATACAACAACTGATGGTGGATCAAACACAACTGATGCAGTTTGTATTATTGCTTTTGGTTCTGATAAAACTGCAACCAACGGAACTTTTGAAATACAGTTTCCTGCAAACGATTCATCAAACGCAATCATTAGATTAGCATAGGAGGGTCACCGTGCCCGACGTTTCTTCTGGATGGGGTCGATTAACCTGGGGACAGGCTAATTGGAACGAAGCCACAACTTTAAAACAAGGTTGGGGAGCAAAATCTTGGGGTGAAGATGAATGGGGCCAACTTTCAGATGCGGTTGTTCAACCAACTGGATTATCAATTACTTCAAGCGTAGGTTCTGTAACAGTTGCAGCAAATGCAACTGTAACTCTTTCAGGTGTTTCATTTAATTCTACTTTAGGAACAATTTCAAATGTTATAGATGTAACAGTTGAACCAAATGGTTTTACCATTAATGATATTCAAGGATATGCACTTCCTGTTATTGATGCTTCAGTAAGTATTACAGGTCTTTCTATTACAGCTGCAATCGGAGTTATTGATCCAAAAGAACAAGCTGTTGGATTACCTACACTCACAGTTACATCACAACAAGGAACAGCATTTGCATCTAACGAATATATATCTGTTACAGGTCAATCAATTACTTCAACTTTAAATACTCCTGTTGCAGTTAATGCTGTTGAAATTCTTTTACCAACATTTACAGTTACATCACAACAAGGATCCGTGGTTGTTCCAAATGATGCAGTAGCACCAACTGGACTATCGATTACATCTGCTGTAGGTTTTGTTGAAGGAACAGGATCAGTAGTTGTATCGACAACTGGTATATCTATGAGTGTTTCTATAGGAACTATTGTAGATATTCCTGATCAAATAATGGGTTTAACTGGAGTATCCTTTAGTTCTGCTATTGGTAGTATTGATCCTAAAGATCAAATAATTGGATTACCAACACTTACAATGACAGCAACTGTTGGAGAACCCTTTATCATTCATTATCAAGATGTTGACACTGGTTCAAATACGTCTTATAGTGCGCTTTCAACAGGATCAAATACTAGTTATTCTAATGTTGCAACGGGATCAAATACAAGTTATAGTGACGCTGCATAGGAGATAAAATTTATGGCATCAAGTTATACAAATTTAGGTTTAGAATTAATGGCTACTGGCGAAAACGCTGGTACATGGGGAACAAAAACTAACGCTAACTTAAGCCTTGCAGAACAACTGTTAGGTGGATTTAAAATTCAAACTTTAAATACAGCAGGTACTGGAGCCAACACTACAGCACTAGATGTAGATGATGGTGCCTTAACAGGTGCTGCTCAAAACAGAGTTATTATTCTTGGTGCAGTATCACCAGAAGCAATTACAGGAAATAAAGTTGTAACATTTCCTCTTCTTACAGAAACTTTTTATTTTATTAAAAACAGCACATCAGGTGCATACACAGTTCAGTTAAAAGCAGCTTCTGGTTCAGGTGCAACAGTTACTTTTTCAACAACAGACAAAGGATATAAAGTTGTTTATCTTGATGGTGTTGCAACTAATACAGGTGTTATTGAAGTTCCTCTAGGAGCAGACGGAGATGTAACACTTACAGGAACACAAACTTTAACAAATAAAACTTTAACTAGTCCTAAAATTGGTACAAATATTTTAGACACTAATGGCAACGAATTAGTGGTTTTAACAGCTACAAGTTCAGCAGTTAACGAAGTCACACTAGCTAATGCAGCTACAGGTGGAGCACCAACAATTACAGCATCTGGTGAAACCAATGTAGGAATAACTCTTGCAGCTAAGGGTACAGGTGTGATACAACTGCAATCAAGTATGAACCCAACTATTAGTAGCACTGGTAAATCAATGGTACTAGGATTTTAATTTAGGAGATAAGAAATATGGCAAGTGAGTTAATGAAAGTAAAAATGGTAGCAGGAATTACCAATGCTGAAAACGATGTATTGACTGTAGCAAGTGGACACACGTACACAATACTTAATTTATCATTATGTGAAACTGCAGGAGCAGCTGAAACTTTTGATATGTATATCAGAGATGATGCAGGTGGTAGTGACTATGAAATTTATTCAGATCAAGCTTTAGGTGCAAACGCAACTTTTGAACATACAACTAGATTAGTTCTAGAAGCAGCAGATGTTCTTTCAGTTAAACTAGCAAGTGCTGGAAACGTTGATTGTGTTATCAGTTATCTAGATCAAACATTATAGGTTTATTATGAGCGGACCAGTCGCCAATAATATATTCAGAGCGTCTGGAGTTGTAGCCGCTGCAGGTGGTGGTCTTAATTGGAATTCTACAATTCTTACAGCACTGACAACTTTTACAGTAACAGTACAAAATGTTAGTGGTAATAAATATTTTATAGATGGTGTTCAACAACAAACTCTAAATCTTTTAGAAGGCTTTACATATAAATTTGATCAATCAGATAGTTCTAATTCATCTCACCCTTTAAGATTTTCTACAACAAGTGGTGGTTCACACGGTGGTGGTTCTGAATATACTACTGGAGTTACAACTTCTGGAACACCAGGAAGTTCTGGGGCTTACACTCAAATAGTAGTAGCTTCTGGTGCACCTGTTCTTTATTATTATTGTACTGCTCACTCAGGAATGGGTGGAACAGCAAACACAGTTGATGAAACTGTTGAAGCTAATAAAGGTTATTGGATTGATACTACTTCAACTACTTGTACAATTACATTACCTAGTTCACCTTCCAAAGGAGATCAAATCATACTTGTCGACTACGCAAGAACATGGGGAACAAACAAAATTACAATAGATTCAAATGGTTCAAACTATCAAGGTGATCCAGATACTTTTACTGTAGAATATAGCACCAACGGTGAAGTTTTAAATATAATTTATTCAGACGCAACTAAAGGTTGGATTCCACAAGATGATGATGAAGTAGCTGACGCACCTGCCCCACCAGAAACTCAACAAGGAATTTTTGCTTTTGGTGATGGATCAGGTTCAAATGAATCTAATAAAGTTAATAGTTCTGGTGTTGTAGCAAGTAGTGTAACAGGAGTTGGAACAGAAAGATATGGTTTAGGTGGAACAACATACGGTGGAGATAAAGGTATGTTTATGTATGGTAGAGTTGGTGGTGACCTGACAAATAGTATTACAAATTTTGTTAGTAATTCAGGAGTTATAGCTACTGATTCAAGTGCTGCTGGAAGTGCTAGAACATATATAGCGGCAACTACTTTTGGATCAACTGGTCAAGCAATTGTTGGCTTTGGTAATGATGGCAGTAGTGTTCAGAATTATTATAATTTAATTTCTAATAGTGGAGTTATTGCAAGTGATACTTCTGGCTCTGGTCATACTAGACAAGCACCTGCGGCAGTTCCTTATGGTACAGACAAAGCAGTTTTTGCTTATGGTTATAATGGTTCTTATCTTAATAGTAAGGCTTTAGTTTCCAATCAAGGCGTTGTTGCTAGTGATAGCACAGGGGCTGGAACAGGCAGAGTTTATACTGGCGGTGCTGGTTATACAGGAAGAGAAAGAGGAATTATTTTTGGTGGAGATAATAATAATACTATGTTAGGTCAAACAAATTTAGTTTCAAATACTGGTGTTTTAGGTAGTGATGTATCAGCAACTGGAACAGCAAGATATGGTACTTATCAATGTTCGTATGGTGGAGATAAAGCAATATTTGCCTATGGTTATGCAGCTGGTTCTGGACAATTAAATATGTCAAATTTAGTAAATAGTTCTGGTGTCATGGGTTCTGATGTTACAGGTGTCGGAGATGATAGAGCAAATGGTAATGGAGCTGGGTTTTCATATAGTTAATAGTATGATAAAATTATTAAGGATAAAATTATGAGTGGAATAGTACAAAACAACACAGTAAGAAGT